CACCGGGAGGAATGCCACCGGGAGGAATGCCACCGGGAGTACCGCCGGGAGGAGGGATGGCAGGTATGATAGTCCCCCCATCACAACCCGGAGGTGAAGGTGTGGGATTAAGAACTCCAAGTAGTCCAGCAAGACCACAAGCAAGAACTAGCGGTGGTATCGGCTCTCCTATTTCTAGTGTACAACAAAGAGGTCCACAACCTACTCTTGCTGAAAAGAATCAGAAAGGTTTACAAGATTCTAGGCGGATTAAAGGGGCTTAGTTAAAATAACAGGTATACACTCGACGTGCATAGGTGAGACAAGTGGACTTACAAAAAATGGATTCAATGGTTAGAAAAATGGGTGTACATCAGCAAGCATTTACCAGTGCGGTAGAAGAAGGCGATGAGGTACAAGCAAGAGCACATTTATCTGAAATCATTAAGTTTGCAAATTATTTAGATAATGATTTGACGGATATAGTTACAAAGAGTGAAAATCTAATTGATTTAACTGGCACTGCACAATATGTTGGTGGTGTTCCACTTGCTAAATTTAATGAAACTGGTAGTAAATTTGATGCTTCACAACGTGGTGATGTATTGAAGGGTTATATGCCACCTGCACGAACACATGGTGCAATAAAAAGAGTTACAGGAACATTTGGTCGCCGAGCATAGATAGGTGATTAAATGACAGATAATGATGTTACTGAAAAATTAATGAATACTCTCATTACTAAAATGGAATCAATGGACAATGAAATTATAAATTTAAGAAAAATGATTAATTCTCCACAAGCAATACTGAAAAAAGCAGGGTTTGTACCAGTACGTACACCTTTTTCTGAAGATGTAGAAACTGATGCTTTTAGAGCAGATACTTTTACTAAATCTGTAATACCTGATTCTGCTAACCCTGATTCTTATACAAATGAAGAAATTCACGACATGACATGGTCCGATATACACGAAATGGCCGAACAACATAGAGAAGTAAAGGAGTTGTATTAATGAAACCTCGATATGAACCAGTAGCAAAAGAAGTAAAAGAAATGATAACTAAAGCAGAACTTTTAGTCAAAAGAATAGATGTTTTAGAAAAAGCAAAAAAGTGTCCTCATTGTGATGGTGATGCTCCAAGAAGTGAGTGTATTTGTGGTAAAGTTAAAAAAGCAGAAAAATGCCCTTCATGTGGAATGATGAAAGCAAATTGTCTACAAAAAACTGGTTGTGAAGTAAAAAAATACGGTGATATGAAAAAAGGTGTTGTTCATTTAGAAACAACTCATTCTACTCAACCTATGGGTCAAGAATTTCACATAGTATCCGGTGAATCTGCAAGAAATGCATTCTATGGAACTAACAATGCTCTTTTAGATTCTGAAGTTGTAAAAAACTCAGGTGCAATAAATGAAACACCTAATCTTGAAACTTTGAATAAAAAACTTAATCCTCATGACTTAAACATCAAATTAGATGATATGGGTGGAAAATCTCCTACTGGCTCTGATTTGGAGTGAATTTTATGGGAATAGTGAAAATTATAAATAAAGCGATACCTATACATGATTGCAAAGTCTGTGGAGGTAATGTTACAATTGGTTGTCAAAAATATGATGATATGCCTTTTTATAAATGCCCTGACAATGTAAATTAAAATGGGGTTAAGGAGATGATTTTGTGCAAGAAAATGACATCGAGATTTACTTAAGGCACAGAAATGATTTTTTAAAAAGTATTTTACAGTATGAAGACTATGACGATGAATTACTTTCTTTATCAAATACTATTATCAATCTCCAAAACAAAAACATATCTTTCACTAAGTCGTGGATAGATGAATATTGTCTCAAAATGGCGAGTGAAATAAAACCTGATTATATCATTAAAGAAAAAATTAATCTTGAAAACTTACCAATAGATAATATCAGTATCAAGGATTTGGTGAATAGTAATCCTAATTTATCTAATAACCAAATACTTGCAAAATTAAAAGAAATGAGAAGTCAACGAAATCCTCCGTTTAAAACAAATTTTGATGATGATGATATTTTGATGCGTATTAACGATATTCGTTTTAAAAAATCAAAATTAAATCCAACACAATGGATAGAACAAGGAAATCCTCCTCCTACTAAAAGAGTTGTAAATGAAGTTAGTAGAGAAGAAGATTATGGTAGAATGAAAGGTAATGTAAAAGGGAGACAGTCTGCTGCTGATGAAGCCAATTTTCATAATATTGATGAATATTTATTAGATGAAGGAAGAAGTTTAAGCGAAAGTGCTTCTTTATGGCCTACTACGAAATCCGGTGTAAGTCATTTTTTTGATAACAATAATCCTATGGTAGAACAGCATCCAGTTAATGGTTTACCAAGACATTTAGATACTTCTATTAGATACGTTTTAAGTGGTGAAGCAGATAAAGTGAAAAAAGCGGTAGAAGAACATTATGAGCACCATGAAAAATCTAAACATCCGGTTGTGAGTGGTGTTGTGAAACCAACTGGTTTAGGTACAAACATAAAAAATATAAATACTAATGAAGATGAAGTACAAAAAAATGAAATTTACTATCCATTTATAGGTGAGACTAGTCAAAACGGGGGATTGAATGGTTCACAATTACATGCTAAATCTTTAGAACAATTCAAAATGAATAATTTAGATACTGAATTTGATGGTAGAGAGTTAGATAATTTATTTGAAGGAACTAAAAAAGTAAGTGAAATGAGTGATGATGAGATATTGAAAACTCATCTTATGACTTGGGCTGAAAAATCTAAAAGTAAAGATTTTATTAAACCTGATAAAACATACAAAGAACATTTGGCGGCTCAAGGGTTGGGTGAAAGTGAAATTACTAAAAAAGTTGAAGATGAACTAAGACAAGATTATGTTATGAATGGGAAACAATGGCCTGAAGATGTTAAAGAACAAATTGCTATAGTTCAAAATCGTCTTGGTGAAATGCATGGTGATAATCATTATCATGGTGTTGGTTTTCTTACACATGCATTAGGTATAGAATTTTTATCACCACAAGATAGAACTACTGTTTTTAATTATTTGATGGAACATGGTACTGATGATGCTGATAAGCAAGTTATACAACTTTCTGACGGTAAATTAAATATGAGTTATTTGAAAACTCAAATGATGAGCCGTGTGATACCTGCATTAAATCATTCACAAAGAGCACCAAATTTTGCTGGTCCTAATCTTTCTGCTAAATTTGAAGATGAAAAATTAAAATTTAAAGATAAATCGAGAACATTAGGTTTTGCAAATCATCTTTTAGATAATTTAATTTTTACTCACGACGATACACGTCATCCTAATTATGATGAGTTTAACAAAGGTGTAATGTCACAATATTTGATGGATGAACTAGGTCATGACATTTGTCGACAAGATGCTGAAAACGCACTTACAGGTGATGATAATCTTTCTTTATCTGATTTATTAGAGCATCATGGGATAGATGGTTATTATCAAAATGGTAAAATGAAAAAATTCACTACTGAAAACAGTTTTAATCAAAAATATAAAGATGGTAGAAATCTTGATGGTGAAACTTGGGAGCAAGTTGCTTTAAGAGAAAAAAGAGCCGCTGTAGAAAATAATGCTATCAAATGGCCTTCTTTAAGTAAAATGGGTATTGAGTTTGGTAATTTAAATAAAAAGCACATTAAAGAAATTTTAAATTGGGCAGATTATTATAGAAAATTAGATAAAACACCAGCAGAAATGAATTTAAGTGAAAAAACAGGTAAAGCATCGCCTTTATGGTCAGCATATACAAATTGGGCTGAAGGAAAAAAAGCACCTCATAAAAATCTTAATGAAAATGCACATGCAGCAGAAGTGATAGAAAGAAGTGGAAATAAATGGGAATGGAATGATATGGTTAATTTTCTCGGTTTCAACGAAAAGACAAATGAGGATGGTAGTATTACTTATAGTAAAAGGGGAAAACATGACATGTTACCTTTGCGTAATACGCCATATTTTACTAACAAAGAAATGCAAGCAGTAAAAGAACATTATGAACATAGTAGAAGTTTATCTAATAAATCTAAAAATATTAGAAATATTTCAAAACCTTTTAGGATAGGCTCTAATGGTATTAGAAAAGAAGATTTACCTAAATCTGAAGATGGGATAATAGAATATGGTGTAGATAAAGGATTCTTAACAAATGAAAAAGATGAAAATAAACTCGAAGGTTTAGGTAGAATGTTTCATGACATTTACGATACAAAGGGCGGGCATGGTATATCTGATACTCAGTTCTTATCTATTTTACATGACCATCATGCACACTATGTAAATAAAAACGCTAAAGTTGGTGAAGTATATTCAAAATCTATTTTTGGTGAGATAAGACGACAAAGTTTAGATGATATTAATGAACAAGGTAAATCTCAATCATTTAGTAGCACTTTATCCCCTTTGATACCCAATGAAAAAATAACAGGTTTGATTAGTTTTTTACTACCTAGTAATTTACCAGCAGGTGCAAGAATACATAAAGGGGTAAAAGATATAATGAGTTTACACGGTTCAAGTTCTATTAGAACTCGAAAAGATGAAAATGGTAATGTAATATTATCACCCGGTTTAAATGATAAAAATGATACTGACCGTATATCGGCTAGACATCCTGATGTAATCAATCAAGGTAAAAGAAGAGATAAATTTGGCGACATAGATGGTGGGGATGCGTATTTTATTAATACACATGGTAAAAATCCACATGTTTTACACGACCCCTACGTTGTTAGTAATCGAGTTAATTCTTTCATTTCAGATGGTAAGATTAACAATCTATCAAAAATAAAACAAATATTAGGCATGAGCCATGCTATGACTCATAGAGGTAGTAATACTGTATCAGATATGAGGCAAAAGAATGATATTGGTGATTTTTGGGGTTTTGATTTTGGTTTACATCCTAATGGGAAACCTAATACATTCCTTAAGAGTAAAGATATTTTAAGCCCTGAAAACATCAAAAAATTAAAAATAAATGCAGATATTGACGAGTCACAATTAAGAGAACTACTTGCTTTGTCAACTAAAGTTGCGAGAAAAGAGTTTGCAGATGAGATACATGATTTCACACAATCACCGATAAATAATCAAGAAATACAACAAGGTACTGTTGAAGACATAGGTTCTCTTTTAGAACAATTAAAAGGAGAAAAATTAGAATTAGAAACTAGAAGAGATTCAGCAGGTCTATCATATGAGAAATTTGGCTCAACACAACAAGATTATGATAAAGGTCCAATAAATGATTTTAGTAGAACTTCTGCTATCTATAAACCGTTAAACACTAGTGAAAAAAATAGATTAAAAGAGTTAGATGAAGAAATAAATCATGTACAAAATCAACTAAACGTGATAGAAGATAAGCATTATTCTAATAGTTTCAGTGCAGAAAAAAATCGTTTTGACCACGAAGAAGAAGGGAGAGTAAGAGATGAACACGCTAAATTAGATTTTGCTAAAGAACATTTGTTACCTAAAGTGCTTGAAAATTTTCCAGATGCTTTTAATGCAGATGTAATAGGAGCACACCAAGTTAAAATCAACATGGCACAATTATTGCACGATGCAGAAATTGGATTGTTAACTGTACCTCATGAAGTGCATAATTTGAAAAGTTATGGTAGTAAAATAGGTGAAAGTGCATCACAGACAATGCAACAACTTAGTAAAACGGGTGAAGGTCATCATGGCGATATACAAAAAACAATGAGTCAACATGGAGTTGGTTTGAATGATTTTGGTGAAGATGAACATGGCAATTCTAATTTAACTGCACAGAATTTAGTAGAAAAACTTGGTTTAGAACTTAATCCAAATAATTTAATGTATGCTCAACAATTAATAAACAGCCATATTGGTAAAAATAATAAAGTTATGACTTTAGGACAATTACTTAGTAAGCATCCAAATCTTTCAAAAATACCTAAATTAGATGAAAATGGGGAACAAATGATAGATGAAAATGGGGAACAAATCTATGAAGATGGTTGGAATAACACTAATAATTCTAAAGAACGTCAAGAACTACTTGCAAATCATTATAGGAAAGCATCACAAGCAGTACCACCTACTTTAGAAAAAATACCTCAAAGAGATGAATTTGGTAATTTAATAAGAGATGAGGATGGTAATATGTTATTTGACATGCAACCTAAAAAATTAACAAGGGGTAAATCAGCAACAGGTGGTTCTTTTGATTTACATCCAAATCCTACTAAAATAAGAAATGAACACTATAGAACTAGCCCGTTATACAATCAAATAAGAAAATTACACAGAAAAATGGATATTTCTCCAAAGAGTGCACAATTTGGTACATTGAAAGATGATTATGGCTTAGTGTATGAAAAGAATGGTGAAATAGGAAGTGGGATGAATGTAGGTAAAAAACAACATAAAGACAATTTACATAACATGTTAGACAGTGTTATAGTTTATGATGCCGATTATGATGAAAAACTAACCAACCCGACTGATGAAAAAACAATAACTAGACCAAGTTTTTCACAAGGTGAAGTAGAAATACATCCACACCATGAACAGAAAGGTAGAACCTTATCTACAGTATATACTGGCGGCGGTATTGCTCCAATAGCAAGTACTATGACAAACTCACAAGCAAATTTCGCATTTAATTTCACCAAAGGAGGAAATATAAACATAGGAAATTATGCCACACCTCGTGCTCATGTTCCGCCACCTGCTGGTGTTTACCCATATATATTAGGGGAAGAACAACATCAAATGAATACAAATGTTGTTTTAGGAGACCAAACATCGGCTCAAATGCATGAAAATCCTCAAACATCTTCTCAAAGTGATGAACTTGCTTACGCTGATATATCTCATGTGGCTAAAGCCGAATTACCTATAGAAATGCCTTTAATAGAACCTTTACATAAAATATTCAAAATTACTGATATTGAACAATTAAGAGGATTTACTGGTGAATGGGTGGCTTCTATACAAGAAGATGGTAAAAGGTTGAAAGTAAAAAGAACAGGAAACAGAATTACTTTAACTGATGGAAATGCACAAAGAGTAGATAGTTATAGTGAAATGGATAAGTATTTTAGAAAAATTACTAGTAAAAATTATGTTATAGATGTCATTATGAATGACGAAGGTATTTTCATCAGTGACGTAATGCATTACGATGGAACAGATGTGACCGATTTAGATACTAGAGATAGAATGAAACTACTTAGAGGGCAGTTTGAAAGTCATAATTTTATTCATGTGCTTGGTCCTTCAACTTTAAAAATTACAGACGAAGATGGTCTTGAAAATGCAGTGAAAGATTTACTATCGGATAATAAAGATAAAAAGATATTACTAAGAGATGCTAAATCTACATATATGAAAGGAGAAGAAAAACATCCGAAATGGATTATGATGACTAAGTCATACGATGATTATCATATCCCTTTTGATATGGAAATTGAAAATGAACAATTTATATTACATTTTGCTGATGACATTGTGAAATATGATATTTTAGATGACGGGGTATTACTAGACGTTTTGAATCCTAAAAGTATGTTAGGGGAATTATATGATGATAATTATCCATTAACGTTAGCCAAAAGTTTAGAAAAATATTGGCAACCTGCATTTCGTCAAATGTGGAAAGCAGAAAAAAAGAAACGTCTTACATCTGAAGTTGATATGGATATGCCAAGTAAACCTGATGATAAAAAAGTTGAACTTGAAAGTGCAGGTATTATTGATGCTGATGATGAATCTAGGATAATGAAACCAAAAAGAAAGCAGATGTTAAAAACATTAAAATTGATAGCAAGGGCGTTAGATGTTTTAGAAAAAGGACACAGTAATATGGCTGGTAGAGGACTAGGAATTGACGTAGGAGCACAGATAGAAAGCCCTCGTGGTCCTACTCGTTTAACGTCTGAAGAAAGTATGCCTGACTGGGATATGAAGGAAAGACCCACTGAAGATATGGAAAAACCTGAAAAATATCCCGGTAGAGACAAAAAAATAAAGATTTCTGAAGAAAATCATGAAGAAATAGAAGAAGATTTAGACACTTACTGAACCGTTTCATATAAGTATCATAACAAACCAAACAGTAATTAGTGTGCAGCCGAGACTCCAGTACAAACCTTCTGATGAACCTATCAGTTTGCTTAAAGCAGGTAATGAACTCATTGTTGCAGGATATGCCAGTGTTGAACTGGTAGACAAGCAAGGGGACTTAATAACACAAGGAGCGTTAAAAGACGGATTTACAAAATTCATGCAAAATCCATCATATAGAAACGTACAGTTAGCACACTCAAATATACAAGTAGGAGATGTCATTCCAAATTATACGGATAGCGAAGGGAGGTTGTGGAAAAGCGAAGTTGACGATGTCGGAATGTTTGTTGTAATAAAACTACGTGACGACATTGAAAAAGCCAAAGAAGTCGCTGCCGAAATACGAAAAGGTGCATTACGTGGCTTTAGTATAGGTGGACAGGCATTCAAGAGAGTCAGAAAATCAGACCCTAAACATGGCGATTATCAAGAAATCAGCAAACTCGAACTCCACGAAATCACAATTTGTGAAAAAGGAATAAACCCCGAAGCAACATTCAGAATATTAAAGGAAGATAAACAAGAAAAAAACAACAAGGTGAAAAAAATGACAGAAGATGACACAATGAACCAGATGACCGACGTACTCTCTCGATTAGAGTCACGTCTTGACTCAATGGAAAAGGGTGAAAAACCTGCTTTCCTTGAAGATAAAAAAGATGAAAGCAAGGATAAGGACATGAAAGATGACAAGAAAAAATCTGATACAGAATATTCTGATGTTATTACATCCGACTACCTAAACTGGATGGAAGACACTCTAAAGAGTGCAGGAGTAGACACAATGGCTGCTCGTGCTCACTTTGATGGCGATTCAGTTGCAAAACAAAACATGGGTTCAACACCCGGTGAATTGCAAGGTAGTGACGTAACTAATGGTGGACAAGCACCTCTACGTCAACAAGAAGGAGGAAACCCATCCACAGGAGCAATCCCTAAACTTAACAGCGGTGGAGATGTAAAGAAATCTGATTTCTTGAATCCTATGGATTTAGATACTTCTGATGTAGAAGCAGCATATGAAGTTTACAAAGCAGCGGCTCTTGAACAAGAATTCCGTGGTTCTTTAGAATCTGATTTTGCTGCAAGATATCAAGCAGAACGTGCAGAAGAAATAGCAAAAGCAGAAGCAGCATCTTATGATGCTCGTGGTCCTTTAGATGCTATTACAAAAGCAATTGCTGAACTATCAGAAAGAATTGATAGCATTGGTACACCAGCAGAAGTAGGAGAAACACTACAAAAATCTGCTGCACCACAACATGAAGTTCCATCAACTTCCGACCTAGCACAAATGTCTTGGGACGAAGTACATCAACTCGCAGGACGAGTCTTTGAGGGAGAGTGAATAAAATGGCAAGAAATTACGTAAGAACAATAACTGATATGGAAAGATACTACTATGGTGCAGGTAACGCAATGGGTTACTCATACTCCGGTAGCGAATTACTGAAAAGCGACAGCCCAATGTTGTCTACAACTGCTGGTACATACCAAGCAATTTATGGACGCAAAGTATGGTCTCAATTGAACCAAGAGTTCAACGCTTTCTCAATACTACCAAAGAAACCTTGGGATAGGTCAGGATGGCGTGTTATAACTGGTAAGCCTTCAGATGCTACTACTGGTTCTTTACTTGGTGGAGTTGCAGAAAACTCAACATTACCAGACACACAAAGACCAACATTCCAACACATAGCAGCAAAACCAAAGACAATCGCTCATACATTCGATATGTCTGAAACTGCTATCTTCCTTGCTGACAAGGATGACGGAATGGGAGATATACGCTCAGTTCTTAAAGAAGAAATGGGTAAACATCACGCAGAATCAATCAACAGAATGTTGTTAGACAAAGTAGATAATCCAGCAGGTAACAATTTTGAGTCACTTGACAGAATTACAGCAGCACATAATGATGACGCTAATTCAAAAACTGGATTAGATGATGACCATGATGTTCTTGGAGCAACCAGTAACTTAGATATATACAGTATTGGTAGAGAAGCAAATAGGGCTTGGGCTAATGCTGAAATGAGTAACAATATTGTTAGCGATACAGCAACTGACAGAGTTCTATCACTAGATGTCTTGGATGATATATTCCAAAGACTATGGGTACGTGGTGGAAATCCAAAAGTTATACTAACTGGATATGACACATTGATGAGATTACAACAATTATTACAATCTCAACAAAGATTCATGGAAGAGAAGAGAGTTACACCTACTTACAATGGAGTAAAGGGTGTACCCGGTATCGAGGCTGGATTCATCGTAGCAACATACAACGGTGTCCCAATCATCCCATCTAAAGATGTGACAAAAGATACAATTTCTAGAATGTATTTACTAGATACAGATTACCTACACTTCAGTACAGCAATACCAACACAATACTTTGAGTCTGGTATAGAGACAGGAGACCCATTCGCAATAAACAGACTAGGACAGGAAGGACTTTACCGAACAATGGGTGAAATCTGGACAACTTTCTTTGGAGCACAAGGACAGGTGAGAGACCTTAAGTAAGGTTTATTGAGGAATTATGGAGGAATGAATTATGGCAACAACATTAACAAACAAAGGAATTACATACGTATGCAGTGGAACAGCAACTACTACTGTCAATCTAGATTTAGGTCTATGGTCTGGTGTACCAACAGATGAGACACTATGGCTCGATGGACAGAACACCGCTGGATACCCCGGTAATTTGGAAGGTTTCCAAGCAACAAACACACAGGTAGCAGAAAGGCACAATGCAAGACTTCTATCTCTATCTATGAGCGATGCATTAGCAGATACTAACACATTAACATTATCTGGAAATGTTAGTAAGATATTAACAGTAGTCAGTTCTCACAAAGATGCAACTACTAACTTATGTGTTACTAAAACAAGTGACCTTGTTCTAACGTTTCAAATAGAATCAACTGCTGATGGTACTACTGGTGACACTACTGGTGGGGAACTTTTACTGGTAGTAGTCTGAGGTGACTCTTCATGCCACAGGTAACATACATAGGAAAATACCACAGCAGTCCTCCACCGAGAGGATTGACGCACACAGTGTATCGTGGCGAATCTTACGAAGTTAGCCAAGAGTGGGTTGACGAGTTTGGTGGTAAACTAAATGAAAACTATGTAATTTCAGGTGCAGAAGCAAAGACCGTTGATAAATTAAATGATGGAATACCTGACTCCGGTTGGAGAGTAGGAGACATCAAGACATGGTTGAAAGCAGAAGGAGTTTCTTTTAGTGCAGGATACAGGACAAAAGGTGCATTATTGGGTTTAGTTGAGGAACATCTAAATCCAGCACCACCTGTGGTTGAAGTAGAAGAAGCCGCTGAAGTGGTAGAAGAACAAACAATGGAGTGATGAATTATGGCAATAGCAGTAACAATTGATGATAGACCAGCAGTATTAGGAAACATGTACATGGTAACAGGAACATATGTAATAAGTGGCGGTGTAGCAACAGGTGCAGTAGACCTAAGCAGTCAACTAAGTAGCATTTTATCCGTCACCGTTAATCCATCAGCAGCAGATATGTGTCATGCACATTTCGCTAACAGTGGAGATACAACTTTCGATATAGTGCATGCAGGTAACAACAAAAGTGGTAGATTTACAGCAATAGGACAACGCTAAGGCGGTGTTTTAGATGGCAGTTAGTCCTAAAATACAAGTAATTGGACCTTTCTCGCCAGCGGATTTTTCGCCAAATAATCTTGGTGCATACAATACCGCTGGTAGTGTGAGTAAAGCAATGACTGATGCGGCAGCATCTACACCCGGCACTACATTAGTAGCAGTAGAACCAATTACTGTTTTAGGTAACGTATATCTAATATTATCGTTAACAGGCAATGCATGAGAGTGAGGGATATGAATGAGTTTCGATGTTAGAACATTAGAAATTGATGATATATCCAGAGCACAGAAACAAAACGTTAGAGTTGATACCGCTTATGATGGCGGTTCAGTTTTCGATGAGGTAAATCCATTAAAGGGAGTCACAAGAAATCAGCGAGCAAGAACAGAAAATGTTGGCGATGTTTTGAATATAGGTGCAGGGACTAGATGTACATACTGTGGTATGCTTCATTTTATGTGGAGAGCAGATTGTGGGGCTTGTGGCAAACCGATGGAATTTAACAAAGGACATAGAGATGAGGTGAATAGATTATGAATGATATATTTGATTTAACTTGGGAGTTTATGAAAGCAAGAAAACAAAGAGATTACTATAAACACCAAAAAATAGCCATGCCACCGGGTATGAAATTGATGGACCACAAAGGTAAATCACATGGAACTTTAGGTAAAAAACATGTTGGTAAAGATAGTTTGTCTTTATCACAATATATAAATTCTTTAGCACATAGAATGCATGGTAGCAAAGATGCAGATACTAAGAATAAATTGGTAAGTAGTATGATGTTAAACGCTGTTAGCCCAGAAAATCCGTATAATTTAAAATTCCTTGCAGACCATTCAAGACTAGGTGACAAAATGGCTATGAATCCATTAGCAGTTAATAATGACGGTCATCACGTTTCAGGACCTAATGGAGACCATGCACATCATGACAAATTTACTGATATGTATCCGCAACATCATTTTAATGAAAATGGTCAAGCGGGTAAAATGAAAATGAATCCAACAAGGGAAGATGAATTGTTAACTGTAAGTGAAAATCATAATGAGAGTGACCCAGTGGGATTAGACGACAAATTAATTGAAGTAGGTGAAAGACATGATGAGATGGACCACTCAGCAATGGTTCGAGAAGCAATTAATGCGGTAGGACCTGACCATCAAAAAATAATGGAATACATCAGTAATATGTCAGCACAACCCCAATCTCAACCCGAACCTATACCTGAACCTATGCCTGAACCTAGACCTCAAGTTGGAGTTACGGGGCAAACCAGTCTCCAAGATTTTGGGTTTAATTAAAAGTGAGTTGTATGTATGCCCCAAGTATTCAATCCCGGTGAAGGCGAAACAAGACCCTTAGACCCCGATGCTATAGTATACACTACTGCTCAAAAAGTAGCAGATTTGCTTGACATAGGACCACAAGAAGCGGTGTTGATGTCTTCTAATGCAGAAGCAAATGCAGTTTTCATTACAGGTTCTGATTACAGAGCCATAGGTTTTGGTGTAGGAGATACAATACTTATCTACAGTGATGCTGACCCTATGGGTTTAGAACGTGCAATTATTGGTATAACTACATCAACAGGTGGTGTAAAACTAGCATTTTCATCTGCAATTAATCCCGGTTTGTATGAAACAACGGATAACGGTTATGTGCAGAATCAAGCATCTTTTTCTGATGGTAGAACAAGAGGTCTTACTAAAACAAAAGTAGAGACTATCATAAAACGTATGCAAGACAAGATAGATAATGAAACTCATAATGCTTGGAGACCCTATCTTGTTAGTGCAGAATATATTAATTTCGATACATACAAACCTTACAGGCGTAGATACTATACAGATTACGTAGGAACGACTCCTCTGCTTTTTAGAAATGTTCAACAAATATTGAGGCTTGAACTATGGCAAGGAGATGACTATAGAGAAATTGGTGCAGCAGAAGCACGTATACATCTCCCTGACAGCGTACAAGCACTTTCTGGTTCTATTGTTATGTCACCGGGAAATGGTAGTGCTGCTACTTTAACCATAGGTACTGGCACTAATCAGTGGAGAAGTGCTTTTGATAAAATTACAACTGCACAAAATCTTGCAGATTTAATTAATAAAGAAAATAGAGTGAGTAAAACCGCTATTGATTTTAGTCCAGCCTTTACACTTGAAGGTAATACTGCTAATGTTGCACTTCATAACGAATTTTACGCTTCAGCCAATTCTGATTACGGTACAGGTATAGTCAAAGTTACTAGTATGAGAGGTACAAAAGGTGGAGAAACTTGTAGTATAGTAACTACTAATTCTAACATAAGTATTAATCAAACTACACAGGCTAATACTACATTTAGTAGTCTTGATAGTACAACTATTACAGTCGATAGCACTAATGGTTTTGTTGATGCTGGAGTTGTTGTTGATGCTAGTGGTGATGTTTTCAGTTACACAGGAAAAACATCGACAACTTTTACAGGATGTACAATTGTAGTCGGTAGTGCTTTATCCGATATTGGTGGTGCTCTTACTCAACATTCTTTAGTTGTAGATTTACAAGGTGGTAGTTCCAGTGGAGACCAAGGTAGGTTAAGAGATTGGTGGCTTGACCACGAAATGGGTATAATCTACTTCAACAATTCATATCCATTCTTTGAGTGGAATGCAATCAAAACTTCTTACATTTATGGTGAAAGATATCTTGAACAGGCTATTGAAGATGCTTGTACAAAATTAGTTGCTATTGATTTATTGATGAGTGATGATAGGAGTATACTCATACCCGAAGGTTCGCAGAATGTTGATTTAGCATCTAAAATACAACTATATAGAGCAGATGTAGATAGAACTATGGCTCGATATAAAGAGGTGGTTCTCTTTGGTTGATAGAGAAACATTACTTGGAAAAAGGAGTAGAGAAGAATTTGAAAGTTCTCTTATTGCAGATTTCACTAAAGACAAAAAATTACAAAAAGAACTAAATGAAGGCTTCACACAGTATCCTCCTAGTCTTAGAGAAATGAAAGTTTCACAAGAAAAATACAATGATATACTAAGTGAAGAAGAAATCGAACAAGTGGTTGACAAAAGAATGTTAACTGAATCACCCTTATTGAAAGAATATAAATTAAAAAAATCCGGTAAAAATATCATACCTGATTTATATGAATACCATGTAGAAGTTAACAAAGTGATAAAGGTGAGGAAGTAATGGTTGCAACATTCAAAGAAGGTCTTGATGTTGTAATTGATACGTTCAAGGATAACTGGAATAGGGCTAACACAGATAATATCAAACCTGTAATTATAGATATTGCAGAAACTTCTCCAGAAAGAGGTAAGCGTATAAATTTACAAAACAGTGATTATGTCTTAGTATTTGAGACTGCACATAACGAAGAAATACCTGATATTCTTTATGATTTTGTAACCACTAGAATAAATATTACAGTTGACATTAGAACTTCAAAAAGCAGAAAGAGACTTCAGCAAATGGAGAATGAAATTAGGAGGTGTACCCATCTAAATCGCAAAGGAGATGGGGTTAACTTCGATAGGTTAGTATATAAAACCCGTACAGACCTGTCTGACCGGAGCAAGATGTTGTTCCGAATGACCTTTCAAATTGAGGTCGTAGTCTTTGCAGAACAAATACCATGAGGTGAAAAATTATGCCATCAACAGTCTATAAAGGTGATTTATCAGAAATTTCTTTCGGTCACGAAAGTGGTATGAAATTAACTCATGACTATTCTTCAAGTTTTATATTTACTGCGAAAGCAAGTGGAACTTGGGCTTCAGATGAAACGAGTATAATAGAATTTAGTGGAGGTGCTGCTAACACACCTTGTCATACTGGTATTTTAGAATATCCTATAGGTATGTTAGTAGGTGCAAAACTTTGTTTTCACGGTTTGGATTCAAGTGCTGTAAATAGACTTCATCCAGATGATAATGCATCGAATGGTTCTATCTTCACAATAGTAAAACACGCTGTTGTTGGCGGTAAAACACAACTGACTATTCATCCTAGATTAAAAACTAATCACACTAATAATTGTCCATCTTCTACTAATGAAATTATAGAAATTTTACCTTACACTGTACCAAGTATGGATGTAGACATGGCATATGCTGCAAATGCAAATGCTTCTGCCGAAAGAGTGTTAACTGACCAGTTTGTTGGAATAATGAATGTAATAGCATTACCTGAAACTAAAGTTGATTTGAAAAGATATCATGTAGTTGGTCTTGGAAGAGATGTTGCTGTACAAGTTCCGGGTAGATTCACCAATGTAGGGGGGTCTTTTGAACACAATTTACATAATTCTCGATGGTTGTACTACGCATTAGGTAATGAAGTAGTAAATATTACTGGTGAAATTGGTGGTGCTAATTTTATCTTAAACGGTGCTGTTGAAGCGGGTGCTAGTAGAATAATATATAGTAGCGACGATAGTGTTGCACCTACTATTAATGGTAATATAGTTGCAGGGGATTATGTAGTTATTGAAGCAAATTCCGATGGTAGTGAGGATATTGACATTAATAGTTATAGAGAAGAAACTGCAAATGGTATATTCCCAACTGTAGGTGCATCTAATATAATTACAAAGGCTCGACCTGAAGAAGTAAGAAGAATTGTAGCAATTCATGATACAGGTGGTGCAGGTACTATTTGGCTAGATGGCCCATTAAATTTTTCACATACTTCAGGTCGTGCTCTTAAATTTATAAAATATCTTGCTGATAATTCTACTAGTTCTCCTCATAGAGAATCTAGCGGTAATCTACAAAATCCGGTCTCAAAACTAATATTCTCTAAATCACATCTTCCCTCTTTTTCATTAGAAACTAGCATAAGAAGAAGAGATATAGATAGTTCAGCAGTGATTGAGGCAACAGATGGAGGTGCAACAGATTCTAAACAACTTACTCGTGTATTTCGTGGTTGTAAAGTAAAAGACTTTGTTCTTACTGCCGATAATGATGCTGCTCTTAGGATGACAGTTAACTTCGATGCTGCTCTTTGTTATACTGATACTGGTAGATTAGAAGGAGGTAGTAATGCAGGAGATAGATACGATATTCATCGTTTATTTGAAGAAACTGCTGAAACTGATATTAAAAGAAAGAAATCCGGTATCGAAAAAGGTACTCAAAAACCATTTATGTTTTACAACGGTACAATAAAAGTAGCCGGACAAACATTAGGTCAAGTCATATCTTTTACCTTAAATGCAAAAACTGGAGTAGAACAACATTATGTAATTAATGGTTCAAATATAGCAGATTCTGCAACAGACCAAGTTCCGTTTGCTGGCTCAAGAAATCCTTCACTTTCAATTGAAGGTAAAACTGAATACGAACTTGATATGGAAATTGTTGTAGATGACCCTGTATTTTATCACAATATGAGGAGAGCAGTACATAACTTTGATGAAACTACTACAGATACTACCGATGCAGACATGATACAATTATCTTTCCTTAAACAAGGTACTGGTGCTACAAGAGAAAGTATAGACATAGTTACTGACGATTACTATATTGTAGAAGCACCACTTCCAATACCTGAAGATAAAGGTGCTATCAGAGCCACATTAAAAATCATGCCTAAAAACATTAGAGTTTTAGCAACTGACACGGTACTACATTCTTAGGTGATAATATGTTAATGGCTATACAAAAAGTAAGATATTATCGAAAACACGGCAAACGTGCTTACATAAATTGGGTTCACAAAAATGACTATTCGACTGTCGATTTGACTAAAAATAAATTTAATTTCTTAATGTCACAACCTAGTAGAAAATCAATTGATAGAGAATTATTTCTTATGTTGACTGCACCCGCTTGGGTTACAGCGGCAGAAGATGTTCTTTCAGAAGAAGTAGAAGAAGTAGAAGAAGTAGAAGAAGTCGTAGATTCACCTTTTTCTGTAGATATCGATTATAATTCTATGACAATACGTGAACTACAAGATGTATGTAAAGAACGTGGACTAACAATTCGAGGTACAAAAGCCCAAGTCGTTCTTAGACTAAAGAGAGATGATGAAGGTATTACCGAAGAAACACAACCGCATGATGAAACCGAAACCCCCTCAGAAGAGGCTGTTGAGGAATCATCGTATGCCCCCGCTGATGAAGCGGCTGTAAACGAGGAAGTGAACAATAATGATAGTGGACAAGAACCAAATATTGACGAAGAAGAATAATGAAAAACATGAAATAAAAGTAGACCCTAATAATCCAGATGCCGTAATGGAGGTTTGGATAAGAGAAATTACTTTTTTAGATGTACAGCGAGCAGCACAAGAAATGTTCGATATGACGGGTGGTGAAGTCACTTTAAACTTAGAATCATATTGGAGATATGCTTTTGCAAACTGGATAGTAGAAACCAATCCTTCTCTCACTCCTCAAGAAATGACGCAACTAACGACTTATGTTGGTGAGCAAATAGCATCAGTTTTACCTAGACCTGAAGAATTAGCAGAGGCAATGCAAGGGGGGTTTACCAAAGCGAACAACGAATGATTCAGAAGTTTCTAAAGAAAAAAGTTATAGAAACATCTGATGATTTACGTTTACAAACTGAGTTGTTCGCATATAGAGTAGCCAAACATTATAACATATCATTATTGGAAGTGAATCAAATGGATATTAAAACATTTCAACAATCTTTATCTTGGGCTTTGGCGGTCGATGAAGAACAAGAAAAAGAAAGTGAAAGAGCAAGAGTATCTTCACAAAATGACAATGAAACTATTAGCCTCGACTACGGCTTCTTGAACGAGGAGGAGTTCTAATGTCTTCGTTAGTTTCTATGATGGGTGCGTTAGGCGGCGTTGCACGAATGTCTGCAACGATAATGAAAACTATATCACAAATAGGTAGTGGTGTACAGAATATTGGTCAGTTTTTTGCAGATGCATTTAACAAAGCGGGTAAAAAGATACATGACGTGTATAAAAAACTTGCAGGATGGTATGATGAATACATCAAACCTAAATTTGATTGGTTATCAGACAAAGCAAGTTCGATAATAAATCTATTTCTTAAAATGGGTGATAAGATTTCTACTGTATGGAACGATATAATTAATAAAATAAGTGACGTTTATAATAATAGAATAAGACCTTTGTTTGACTTTAATTTATTTAGTACTTTAGAAGGTTATTTTGAAAATTTTAAAGCATTGTTTGATTTTGATTTGTTTGCTGCTATGAGAGGTCATTTTGATAATTTTAAAAATGATGTTGAGTCCGGTATAGAAAAATTAGAAAGTAGAATAAAAGATTCTATAATCTATAAAGTGGGTTCAGGTGTAGCAAATTTTGCTGGTGACGCTCGTGATGCTGCTAGTAATGTTGCTAGTGATGCCGTTGGTGCTACAAAGCAACAACTAGGTATAAATGTGAATATTACTGGTTTGGCTGGTGACTTAGCAGATGCTATTAGTAATACTATTGAAAAAGAAGTGGAAAGAAAAGTTAGTTTTAGAGGAAGATGATATAAATGGTTGCAGCAGGTACTCCTATTCGTTTATTCCATGAAAATGGAGATTTTACTGAATTAGATGCTACCAGCATAACTCTTGAAACTACCAGAAAAGCAGGAAGTAGTTCCGTACCTTTTGGTGGTGGGCGTAGATGGAATCTTGATTTGAATTTGCAAAATGCTGAGATTATGATAGATGGAATTTTTACGGATGATACTGTCTCATATGGGGGTGTTGCAGCATCTGCTACATTCAACTGTTTGAACACAAAACCTACATTTGTTGGTGGGCTTAAATGGTTATATAGGACGAATCTGAATAATGTTTTAGGTTCAGCCAATATTAACAATAATTTAACAGATGGTAATAATATTACGTTTAATAATAGTGCGATGATAACTTTAAAAAATTCTACTGGAATAGATAAGTACATTCCTTTGGTGAGAAGAACTTATAGTAATGGTGATGTTTTTGCAGATATTTATACGGTTAGTAGTAATAATATTAGAGGTTTATCAGGAGTTACCAAATACATAGGAATATCATATCCTAATAGTGACCAATCGTCTGCTCAAGAAACGGCGAATGCACAGGTTTTAGCGACCCAAATCAAAGAATATGTAGATACTGTACTTTCGGGTGATTTTTCTGCATCAATACAAGATGATGACAATTTTATATTTGATGATGAAAATGTTGTAGTGAAATTCACACAAAAAAATTTAGGTATTGATGGTAATAATAACAAACCAATATTCAGTTTAGTACACGGCGGTACAGGTAGGAAACCGGATATAGTGAATTTTAGAGGTGGTACTAATAGCGTTAAAAAATCAGCAGGTGATAAAGTACAAGATATATATGGTGTTATAAACAATTCAAGAAGAACTGGTGGTGCGAGGACAGCAGTTACGGCTGCTGGTCGTATTGTTGACACTATTTTTAGAGGCGATTACATAGTAGGAATACAGATACCATTTAATTCAATGATAAACGTAGGTAATGAAACCTATGTTGCAAGAAACTTTCACATGCCTACTGGTCGTTATAAATCGAAGGAAGATAAAGGTGCTGAAGCGGCTATGGTTGTTGGAACTAAATTTTCAGAGTTAAATAATTCTACGGGTATACAAGGTTTTGTTAAAAAACTTTCAATAGATTATGATGCTGGTGAAACTGTATATAGATTTAGAATGGTATTTTTACCAGTCGATTGGATGTTTTAAGATGCCTGTTATATCTACTACTAATCATGCTTTCTTTTTTGATGGTGTGACTGATAGTATAATAATACCACAAGGTAATTCTAGTATAGATAATACTAGCAGGGGTTTATTTAATTCTAATCCTAATTCTGGTTCAGACAACATACTAAATTTGACAAATCAAATCACCATAGAGGCTTGGGTTGTACCCGACTGTGGTGGAATTATATTAGAAAAAGAAGGTTGTTTTAGTTTATCTCTAGGAAATGTAGATACTCCCGGCCCTGCTACTTTTTCATTAAATCTAATTAATACTGAAGATAATCAACTAGAATTAGTTAATTTATCTACGGCTTATTTAACTACTAATGGATATGATGGTACTGTATTTCCACCTTCTACTTTCGCAGGTATTCATGACTCATATAACAGATTTAATAGTAGTTACAATGATGCCACTACATTAAATCTTAATCATAGACCTTTGATGCATGTTGTTGCAACATTACATTCTAAAAAAATGCAATTATACATTAATGGTATACTTTTAGCAGAAAAAACATTATACAATGATAATTACATTTTGTTGAAAAACAACAATCCTATATTTGTCGGTGGGAAAGGAGGTAAGTTTAGGGGTGTAATGGAAGCAGTACATCTGTGTTCTTCTTTCACAAACGATATGGTACAAGGTGAAGTACCTACCGCTAAAGATGATACATTATTACTTTATAGATTTGAAGAACCAATTGCACCCGTAGAATCTGTATACCCACTACATTTTTCTGCATCGGCAAATGCTACAACGATATATCTTTCTCCTGCAAATGCAGCATCATTGGCTACTGAACTTACAGGCTCATCGCAAACTTCAGGTACTATAGATTTCACAATATCTCCTTATAGTAGCGGTAATTACGCAATTACACAAAGCACAAAAACTGCTACTACTTCTCATTCAGTGCCGCACGTCCCTTACAACTTATTATTAAATCCTAATGGTATAAATTTAGATACTTTGAAGCCTAGTCAAAAACCTCCTGAAAGAGTTAGATTAGAAAGTATAAATATTGATACTGGAGCATTAACGATATCTAGTATTCATCTTGATTTTGCTACTAACTCGAATGGAAAAAGAGGTCTTTTACATACATATAGTGAATTGGATAAACCTAAGTTTATTGTTTTAGGTGCTGATTTATTAATTGATAGTGGTACTAGTCGACCTTATCAACCCCCTCACTTTTCTTCACAAGCCATAGATAGAACTGGGCAGATGGTGATAGATGAAAGTAATTTAGAAAATCATGGATTTGTATTTTCGTCTAACATGGCAACTACTGTAAATGATACAGATAATCCTTTTGCTGCATTGTGGCCTACTACTTTAGATGAAGGATATCAAATAGGACATAGTGGTAGACATACAAAAAATCATGTTAAGGGTCATACTTTTTTACGAATGTTACCAAGAGCAGAAAGAGAAATAATCGATTTAAAGGGTGGAGGTCAAGTTGATTTAGTAGATGTGGTTTATGATAATACAAGAGAAGGTATTAAAGACCAAATTCCAGTAAATAGTGAAGTTGATGTCTACAGAGATGCAGGTACTTATGGTATAAAAAACATTATCAATTCTTCTACAGTTACTGCTGTTTACAATGATTTCCAAGATGTTACTGTATCGGATGGTAAAGAAAAATTAATTGCTTTAGGTGGTACAACATTTGATTACAGACCTTTTATGTTAAAGGGTCAAGTACCTACATATGGTACTACACCTGATGCTAATACAAGAAAGCATCATCTTCGCCCTAGTAAAGAAAGTAGAGTTGCTTTATTACATATACCTATATTGAGAAGTACGTATAATCATGCACCTTTTATTGAAGTCCATTATAATGCTATAGATTTAACAGGAGCATCGATGAACAGTTATGATGGTAGTACGAGAGTAAATACTGCTCAACCTTTACTAATGGTGGAAAAGACTGTACCTGCTTCTAATACTGCTTTTATCAATGGTGATAGTACAGCATATCTATATGACATTATTGTTAGTCAAATAAGTTCTTTAGGTAGTTTAACACTTTATTCGCCCGGCGGTTATGTTGAGTTTGACAGTTTAGAAAGTGAAAATATCTTTGCTGTTAACGAGTTAGTTGGAGATAATAGTGAAGGATATGATGCTGATGATGATTTAGATGAAAGTTATACACCTGCAAATTTTACTCCTTACGCACAAGGCTTAATAGGTAATTCACCACCTAAAATCGTTTTAGAATCATCTAGTCAAAATGAATCCCATCCTTCTATTTTCAATAAAGTTTATTTTCCTAAAATTGAAACTAGCAAAAACTTGACAACATCTAGTAATATAACTAGAATAGAACCTGAAGTAAATGTTGGAAGTCCTTCAGACGGTCAATTTGATACAGGGGTATCAGGAGTATCTTCATCTATACATGAGTTCTTTGATGTTATTGATAATATCGTAGATGTAGAGAATCCATCTTTAGCAGACATGGCGTTGATTATACAACCTTGTGATAGGACTAGAACTAATCAATTGGCACATATCAAACATGCTTTAGATGACTCAAATGATGTTAACCAAATGAGTTTGTTATATCTACTTAACAGGGCAGTGATAAGAGGTATAAAAGAAACTAACGATGAAGATGGCTCTTTTACCGTCATAGAATGTGAAGGTATTTTTACTCCTTTTGTATCACAATCTATAGACTTCAAAGGAAAAGGTAGTCCTGATTCTCACGTTGTTAAAGAGATTGAGCCAAATGCACCTGTTGTTACAGTCACTTTAGGTGGTCCGGGTCAAGGTGCAGTAGATACTAAACCTACTTACGATGAAAGTAAACTTAGTAGATTGCCATTTTCTTCAAGAAGGTCATATTCAGTAAGAGCAGATTACCTAAACACAACTAGTGGAGGTAGTATTACTGTTTCACCATTAAATAATCACTCTAGTGATATGAAGAGTTGGGGTACATATGGATTTCCAAAAGTTGGTTACATATATTTTGAAGATGGGAGTAAAGCACGTTATCAAAGTAAATCCGGTAACACTTTCACTTTTCAATCCAATGAAGCAGTCATAGGTTCTGGTTATTATGTAGCACATGATGGTACAGAATTTGCTTTCATTAAACCTCTATTACGTTATATTGGTTATATTTCAAATTCAGATTCAACGATACTTCAAATTAATAGAACATTATACAGTGAACCGGATTTTGGCGATGAGAGTTTAATTGATAATGGGTCAACTGTAAATGACCGTATGTTTCAAAAAATGAATGGTGTTAACCATGACTACCAACTAGGTACTCAATTCGCTAGTACAAGAGCATTGGCAGAAATTCCATTTTTCGATAATCAATTTTTTGGCAAACATGTAGGACCAAATAATTCTTTCAAAATACATTTAGATGCTACTATGACTGCACATAGTTACAATCCTAGTCCAGTAGGAAAAAGGCCGATTGATTTACCTCCTGCTGATAGAGAAGTAGAATCTGCATATAGTTTTGGCGATAACAACCCATTTACATCCACTGTAATAGAAAGTTTATCTGGAAATAATTTAGTTGTTAAAGATATTAATATATTTCCAACACCTGAACTTACTGCCAATTATCAACAAATAACAAATAATACCACTAGTAGATATAGAAAGGCGTTTTTACCAAGTGGTGATTGGGCTTTTTATTCAGCGATAACTACAAACACTAAAACTCTTACACTAGTTTATCCGTCTGCTAATTTTAGACAAAATGCTATTGCTGGTACACCTGTAACAGTTGGAGGACCAAATACAAATGATGGTGCTATAGTACTAGCATCTGATAGTTTTACACCATCTTCGGAATATGAAGATAGAAGTAATACATATTATGATTCTGCGAGCGTTAAGACACAAGGCGGTAATGTTGATTACGGTATGAGGCAATATGTTAGTGCTGTAGAATTTAAAGAAGGACCGGAAACTAATCCACACGCAGAAAAAATACAAACAAAAAGAGCATCTGCTGTTATTGGTAGTGTCAACGTAATTGGTACTACTGTTACAAAAGGAAGTATATTAGAAATTACATTAAGCGATGAAGACATGGAATTATTTCCCGATATAGGTATTGATAATTTATCAGATTTAGTTACAGGAACAGGGGAAACTTTTTACGAAGTTCAATGTGTTCATCCGTCAAGAGGAACTTTAAAATTTCATTATTATGGTACATTAAATGAATATAGAAATTTTGACAATAATGTTATAGTGAATGGTGATAATACCAGTATTATATTATATTATTATGAGGCTTTTAGTGTTGCAGACGCTTTGGGTGGTAATAATAATTATCCAGATTTCTCTGTGTTAGCAGGACAAAAAATGACTCTTGTAGGAAAAAGAAGAAGAGTATTTTATGATAATTTTGTATTTAAAAAAGGGTCTGTTACATCTGAATCAGATAAAAAAATGGGTATAACCAATGAGTTAATTTCTAATGTTAAAGTAGACACTAATATAGCAATAACTGCTTATTCTACCATTAATAAAACAGTAACTGTAAATCCTGTAGATGATGTAGGTTTATTTGATTTATCTGGTTTAAATGTAAGGAAAGGGGATGTTCTTTTTGCTTACAAAGTATTATCATCTACACAAACTTATGCTACAATCGGTACAGTAGACAGTATTGCTGTTCATAGTGATAGTAGTGTAGTCATTACATTATCAGATAGTGATTTGAAAGCAATTGTTAATGTAACTGATTACAAATTAGGTGTAGGTTGTGATGACTTTGATGATGTAGACGCTATATTAAATAAAACATGGGTTAATCCTTATGCTCCGGGCGGTCTAAGAAATGGTGATACAATTTGGGGCAATATGTCTTACAACAACCCTCATGCAACTGAAGGTTTATTTTTCAAAAGTAGAGGTGTATTAAATGAGTCACAAGTTTGGACTGGTTTTGATAACGGTGAAGGTAATTTAAATTCAAATCCAAGAGATAGTATACCTTTAGAAAATTTCTTAATTGGTAATACTTGTTTAGAAACTGCAAGAAATTTCGCTCAGCATGTAAATAAAACAATAGAAGAAAATTACAAATCGTTAGGATTAACAGCAGTAGAAGCACCTACAGTTGCTTATGTAGACCCTTATCTCTCCGATGAAGGTCATGCAAGAGTGTTGTTATATGATGTAGCCCATGATAGAGAGTTTATTGCATTCCAAGATTTACATATGCAAGTACAAAGTGAATTACAAACAACACATATTGGTTGGAACAGATATGTAGTCAAAGATACTGATACAACTCGAACTGACTTGCATTCCTATCTTGCTTCTTACAATGGTTCTTCGCCAAGTGCTTGGACAACACAAATCGATGTGACTAATGGTTATCCTTCACAAAATCGTTTTATTCGCTCTACACAACAATCTAAATTTATTGAAAGTGCTTATGCTCATGATTTACCAAATAAACAGGCTTACAATTTAACTAGTAATTACATATCTTCTACAAACACCACACCGAAATACAATAGGTATTCAAGACTTTATGGTAAAGGTCATGGTCATTTTGTACACACTGAATATTCATTACAAGGTGCTTCTTCAGGTTATACTTTTTCAAATAGTCTTCCTCCACAAACTACACCACATGTCTCAATTTCTAAGATAGCAGACGACTATCATAAGTTATCTAGGAGAAAAGGTAACGATTTTATTAGTCAATTAATTAAAATAAGAAATGCAACCACTGCTTGTTCTTTCCGTGACCCTTCGACATTTTTCGATACTCCTGATGGTACTCGTGTTATACCTGCATTTTTATCATTGAAAGGTATAAGAAGTGAAACATTATCATTAGATAATCATGAAGAATCTAGGTTGCAACATTTACCACAATGGAAAGATATGGGTTTTGTGAGAAGATTATCCATAGATGCAGGTTCTATAGGATTGAAAACCAGAAATAGTTTAGAGGCTGCCGAAGAGATAGTTCGTACAATTAATCAATATGCAGCATTGAATGCTAGGCTAAGTGACGGCAGTTCTGCTCATGACCCTTCTCCGTTTTGGGATACCAAACAAAGTTTTTCATCTGCCCAAAAAGGTACACATATGGGTTATTTGAGAGCACACATTGGTAGAGCCGTTACTGATAGAAACGGTGTTAATGGTTGGACTGTAGTTATACACAGTACAGTGCCGGGAGCAAGTGGTAGAAATTTCTGTGTTTGGTTAGATAATAGTCAAGGCCAAACTGAATATCAACCTGAATTTATTATTGGTCATGGCGGTAGGTGGCGTAACTTTTGGGCTTTACCTGAAGATATACAAGGTGAAAACATGCATCCTGCACCTATGCCTCTTAACAAACATGGAAGACCATTTGCTCCTATTACAACGTTACAACAATATTTAGAAGATGAGAATGAAGAAAATGTCATTGCTGTTACTGACTATGGAACAGATGAAGAAGATACAATACAAAGTGTATCGGATGTGATTAGCGGTCAAATGCATAATACTTCAATACCTAAGTCTTTTGAATCTGAAGGTTCACCTTCAACTTTAATTCAAGGTTTGAGAACTGGTAAATCTGCTATTGCTAGAGTAAATTTTGGCGGTTTAGTAGCAACTGGAGTACCCGGTTTTACAGATGTTGCAGGAAAATGGGGATATGGTGCATTCTCTACTGAAGATAAAGCAAGGTATGGAAACAATGTAGCAAGTAGTTATTCTTCTCATGTATCTAATGCTGAAAAAATTAAATTAGCGAAAGGAGAATCTAAAAGAGATTTATACGGTTTTAGATTTGAAGACCATTTGGGTAATAATTATGGTGTAAGATTTATTTATAGAGAAAGAGAAAATACTCGTGGTGGTAGAGAATCTTTTGTTAAAAAAACTGAGGATTTACCTTCAACAATTAGTCAAGAAATATGTGTATTCTTCAACGATAAGGATGTGAGCCAAGGTGGTTTCACTATTGGTAAAAACATGAGTGGTAGTGGTGATGCTACGGGTATGTTAGATACAGGAGATGCTACTAATCCTGTTATTGAAACTTGGACAGGTAATCTATGGAATGCAGTTAATGCCCCTGAAGCAACTGTGCGTGTTAATGTAACTGAAGACGCTAACGAAAGTAAATTACAAATCGTAGGATTAGAACCCTTTGATGCTAGTTTTACAACAGATGGTAAATTAAATTATCTTGGCTTCCCTAAAAATGGTGGTCTTTTACAAATATCTGATATAGATGGTACTGGTAATGCAAATGTCGGTAAAGTCTTTCATTATACACATCAAGATGGTAGTTATTTTTATGGTATAACACCAAGTGTTGCTGACTGGAACATCACCAACGACCCTTATATTATCAGCCCTGTTTTAAATCGTACTACATTAGTTACTGATGAGTTGATGGCTGCTGTTACTGCTGCTGCAATCAATGCTACAAGTCCGACAACTTTTGATTGTACTCATATGTATACTACAGACGGTAAGACTTTTGGAGAATGGGGTGTAAAACCTGATTCGATAGTTATTACACCATTCAGCAATGATGGTAAATATCTATCTGAAAGTTTTTCTGCTTCAATACACCCAGATTTAGGTATTCAAGCAGCACACTTAGAATTTGGAGAACAAAAAGCCATTATCAGAAGTAATGGTGTACTAAGTATCACAACACCAAATCATATTGTTACAGATGCTAACTTAGATTTAGGTAAGAAAGTTGATTGTGGTTACATACCACGCACTTTACTTCAAATAGTTACAAAAAGTAAAGGTAGACATACAAACACACCAACTCCTGTATTTGTAAATTCAACTAACAATCCTGTAGATACAACAGCGTGGAAAAACAATCTTAACGGTGTTACTTTCACTAGAAGTTCTGGAGACCATATATTACCAAAAATAGATAGCCCTCAATTTAGATTTGATTCATCTGCCAGTTGGGGTTCTCAAAGGTTAGATGCTGCGGATACCAATACTGAACTATGGAATTTCTTGATACCATCAGATTCTTCTACAGCGAGTGGTATGAAAGCATTTGGTGAAAAGAAAAGAGCATATTTCGTTGACGATAGTACTCCTTTCCTTGTTTGTTCTATGATTGTACAAAGTCAACAAGGTGCTGATTCTGAAAAGAAATTAATCTTTAATACAAATACTGGAATAAACTTACCTTCTTCTCCACCGGGAGATAATCAGATACTTACTTTGTTTGGTGATGAAAGGGCTAGAGAGTTTGCAGGTCTTAGGACTTTAGGTAGCGTATTTTCCGAACCAATTACATTCTTTAAAGGTGGTAAAAGTAGTCCCGACCATAGTGTTCCGGTGTTCTTTGGTGGTGGATTTACAGGTGTTACACTAGATGTTAATGACGGTACTACAAACGATTATTCATCTTTTTACACTCATCCTTATGCTAGTGGACCAACTGGTACTGCTGGTATTCAGAATGCAAATGAAATATCGACTAGTTTTGCTATGTTAGATTGTAATGCTATGTTTGCCTTCTTTCCCGGTACTCCGTTGTGTAACCAACATCGTGGTAGTTTGATGCCACCTTTCTTCAATCAGGATAACATGTTAACGCCTGACTTAGATAGAGGTGGTACTTCTTACACTAGAGGTGTAGTAAAAGCAAAACCTATACCTTTAGTAATGCGTTTCGCTCATCCAACTGCTAGATATGAAGACCATCGTGATGGTACAGATAATAAAACCACATACATGATATTTGGTCCGGGTCAAGCATTCCCATTCACAGGTGTACATGATTCTACAGGTACAGAAAACGTTAACGAACCTTTTTCCGGTAGAATAATTACAAGTGGAAATACTTGGTCTCGTGTACCTAGATTTACTGAAAATAAACAAGCATTCCCTAATCATATTACTAACAAAGACGGCGACTATTTACCTGAAGACATAACATATTATAACAACAATACAGCATATCATTGGAAAGCCATAGTAAACTGGGAGACACCTGCTGGTCATCCTCGTCGAACTATGTATCAAAGACCTGCTCATGGTAGACATTATGGTCAAATTTACACAATAACAGATGGAAGTAACACTGGTAGTCAAGTGAATGGAGTGATACCATTAAGACACACTCCGGCAATTGGTTTCGGTATTACAATGGGTGCTGATACAGTATTCCATATGGATGGGGGCTTACATGCTGGTGGTTCTTGGTTAGATAATCAACTTACATTTAATCCTGTCCATCCAAAGAAAAATACAAGAATTGTAGGTGGTAATTCTTCAACTACTTGGACTAGAGATAATCAAATTCATCCTACAGCATTTAGAGTTGCAGGACCACTTACTGGTAGAATTTTAGATTATAGCGGTTCAGAAACAGTATCATCATCTGATAGTAAATTAGAATATATTGTTGTTGATGCTACAAGGTGTCAGAATGGTGAAGAATTAGCCACTGTTTTAGGTGCGGCAATTAACGCATTTCCGGGTGCTGGAGCACTCAAATCACTTGGAGGTACACATATGCCTTCAATGGGTAATGCTATGCGTCAAGATAGATATGGGTGGGTTGATACTGGTGCTATTGGAACTTATGATACTACTAATAAATTTGTAGAAAGTGCAACTACCACTAACAGAGATTTGTTAGAAAATTTACCTGCATCCGGTTGGTTGAAATCTGCAATCGATACAGTTGATAATGCTAATAGTAATACACAAAGTGCTTGTTATCACGCTAAAGAAATTTTAGTTGTTGATGCTGCTGCTGGTACATTCAAGGCAAGGTTTAGATTAGCACAGCATAAAAAAGCGGCTGCTAATGGTGCATTTGATGTTAATACAAGTCCTGATGGTAATTTGTTTGTTTGGTCTAAAGCGGGTACTATACGTTTCAACAACGAAGATGATTCAACTCGTGACCACATGACACAAGTTCACTTTTCAGGTATTGTGGATGCTGTTGATAGAACAAAACCAGTTGGTGCTGTTGGATGGGCTGGTGAAAGATATTCTTACCTTAACAGTTTGAAAGTTGGAACAGAAGGTTATGGTGCTGGTTTAGGAGCACATCATTCGATGTTATCTTTTGCTCCATACGGCACTGCCAGTACAATGATTACAACATTAAGTCAATTACCTCACACTTATCCTTTGTTTGATACTCCCGAAAGTGTACCTCCTATTGATGGAGTTGTTGGATTATTAGATGATTATTTAGATAGTTTCTATTCTGGTGGTTTCAAGATTGCAGGTGCATCAACTAGAAGTTATAGTTTAATTCAAACTGATAGTGCTATTGATTATCATAACTATTCTAACACCCCAATCAACTTTAACAAAACGAATGGTCAAACATCTTCTAGTGAAATATTACCTGACACTCTTTCACAACCTGTTGGCTTATATGGTAGTGCATTCTTAGTAGTAAGTTATGAATCTGAAAGTGCGTTAATTGCCAAATATGATAGAGATGGTATTACTGCTACTGGTGATTGGTTGCAAATACATGGTGTATCGTCAGATGCTATAACATATGCAGGTACTACTCTTTGGGATGAAAGATTTCACGGTCAAGACAGATTCATTGCACCAGCCAATGCAGGACCAAACGTAGAAGCGTTAATTGTACATGATATGGTAGTACCTAAATCTACAGCATTTGAATCAGATGTTACTTGGGTCGATACTCTATTCCCTACTGGTGCTACTAAACACATGCATGGTTCTGTATCTAGTGATTTAGAATTAGAAAATGCAACTCCTGATAGGGCTAAAACTGGCGATTTAATATATGATTTAGATTATTCAGCAGGTTCTTATAATTTAGAGCCTGAAACTGCTGGACCTGTGGAAAGTATAACAGTAAGTGCTACAGGTAGTGGTTATAGTACTGGATTTGCTGCTACGACTGGCGGTAATGGTTCAGGTTGTAGAGTTAATGTAGTTAGTGTGACTGGAAATGCTCTCAATAGTGTAACTATTGCTAGTGCTGGCACTGGGTATGAGATTGGTGATGTTCTCACAGTTGCTGGAGGTTCAGGCGGTACAGTTACAGTCGGTAGAATAAATAATTTAGTTGAAAGAAATGTAGCATCACACCATCATACTACTAGTTATCAGGCAAATAAATCTGCTACCTATTGGATGGGCGATGTGAATGCATATCAAATCTATGAAAATTCTGCTATCAAGAATTTTAACACGGAAAATGTAGTATGGAAGAGAATGGATGGTGGTAACTTATCATTACCTGCAATTAATGCTCGTGGTTTAGGTGCTGTGCCTTTTATGACTAGAGTTGCAAGTAACACAGCATACACTACGGGCGAGAAGATATTTGGTAATGTTAGATTTAGTTTTGAAACTACAAATAGTGCAATGTTACCAATTTTACAGGCTCAAGAATTAAGTCATCCACAACTTGCTGCTAGATATCCTTTGAAAGTAGATAATGTTTTACAAATACCAAATGAAGAAATACAGTTTGATAGCATAAATGTATTAGATGATTCAGGTCAAGTTCATAAAATCGAAGGTGGTAGTCCTTTCGGTACTATAATTAGAGGTTACAGATTAATTGAAGATAGAACTACTAAAGGAACAGCACCTAGTTTGGCTAATAGTGGTAAACCATCTAATCTCAAAATAACATTACCCAATCCTGATTCTATACCCGGTAATATAGTTGTCAGAAGTGGTTTTGACCCTATACAAGCGTATCAAAATGAAACTTTTGGTTCTGGTGGTATGTTACATGCAGACTTAGGTGTATCAGCCCCTTCCTCTGATAACAAACTAGAACGCTTCTTTGATAACACAGTTAAAGGTCCAAGACAAGCACCAAATTATGAAAATCATAACTGGGAACACATTGACCCTCTAACTTACAAAAGCACATTAGACGGTTGGAAGAATGAATCTTTGCAAACTTCATATGAATTACACGATAAGACACTTTTCTTCCATGTAACTAAAATGGGTCATTCTCATACACATCGATATCCTACAGTGTATACTCATGCTTCCGGTATAGAAACTGATACAGTATCCGTATCTAGTTGGAATGCAACAACTAACGCTTTAGTCATAGATGCTACACTGAGTACTAACGTATTTAATGCAGGTTTTGGTACTAAAGAGGTAAAAGATAGTAGAAAGTTCTTAAGAGTGTATAATCCAACTACTGATGAAGGTGTTGTTTGTTCTTACACTTCACAAGGTAGCACAACACTTACCGTAGTAGGTGATGTAGACTTTGCTACGTTTATGGCTGGACAGACTGTAACTGACCTCAAAGTAGTTCCTTCTTACTATGTACCTGCTGGTAGTGCTAGATTCTTTGCTGCTCGTAGAATGCGTGACCATGCTGAAGTAAGCGGTAGTTCTCCTGATATGGCACATACTCAGTATACTGGTAATGAAACGGTAGCCTATAACAGATATAGTAAACCAGTACTCACGCCAATGCCTTATCCTAGAATGGGTCATCACTTTGTTACTCCAACAATGCCTATGCTGCCCGGTCACTGGTCACATCCAGCGTATCAAAGTCTTTACAAGAAACATCGTGCTCAACAAAGATTGCAGAAAAAATTCTTAGATAGTGCAACAATACAAGATGTTTACGACACTGAAGAGAAGAAAACTAACACTACGTTAGTTGAAGATTTTATTAATCCCTTAGAATCAGAAATAAACTTTAGTGGAATAAATGCTGCCCCTAGTGGTCCTAGTGACATTCATGGAGGTGCATTCACTCTAATGTTTGAAACTGCTATCAAATACGATGGTTACGGTGTTTTAGCCTCTACAGGGTTAGGCGGAGATATCAATAAAGTAGGTGGACACACTGTTGTTTTAGAGGCAGCAGCATACTATACGTTAGGATATCATTTCCCTGACCCTGCTGAAGTAGGTGCATATCAAATTATTATACAACCTAATCTACATGTCAACCAAATACGTGGTTACAGTGCTAACACGCAATCTGTTGGTAAAGGCATGACATATCAACAAGTCAATACAGTAGTCGGTATTGCTGACCATAGTTCACAAACAGGGGCTATAAGTTTGATTTTAGAAAAAGCCACTGATGCAGATGTAAGGGGTTGTGAAATTTTTATTAACGAAACAATGTTAGATGTAAGCCCGGATTACGGTAGTCAATTTACAAATATACCTCCTTTATTACTTTACAATCCATTTGGTGTTAACTTAAATGAAACTCCTTCATTTACTAGACAAGGATTTCCTTATTCACCTATGTTTTCTGACGCTACACCTGCATATACTTTGAATATTCCGTGGTGGACTATACTTTTTGATAATATAGATTATAATCCTAGTAATTATATTACAGATTTAGATGATTATAGTAATTATATAGGTATATCTCAATATGCACCTCATAATTATTATCAATTTAGTAAAAGTACTTATGGAAGTATAGGAAATCAATTAACAATACAAGGATATCCTTCAATATATCCAAATATATATTCTCGTACTTTACAAAATATATCTTTAATACCTCAATGTACTGTAATATCGTTTTCACAAGGTGATGGTACTATAACAGTAGATGATGCAAGTGTTTTACCTAGAACACCTCTTTTCGGTCAAAAATTAATATATCAGGCTGAAAATGGTGCTACATATATCAGACAATATATTCGACGTTCTGGTGATGCTCGTGATGAAATTAATTTACCTAATACAATACATCTTAATGTTAATAATGATGCGTTTTGGGATAATTTATTTGCCGGTGCTGTTATTTCATTAACTACAACAGGCTCTCTTAACGACCCGTATACTCATTTAATAGATAAGAAAAAGAATGTTTTTGCTCACTTTTTGCCGGATTTGATTAATGGTAGTCAGGATACTACATCTCTACATCTACCCGATGCTTTCCTTTGTAAATCACATCCAAACTTAGGTAGACCTTACACGTATTTTTCCGATGATGATTCTAGGGCTTGGAATGGTAATGCTGTAGATGCTGCTATGTATAATTCTCTACCTGAACATTTTGAAACATTCCATTATTTCGCTGCATCCTATTCTATGAGTTATGGACCATTTTACATGGATATTAAGTCTCCTAATACTACTAAAGATGGGTCTGTAACGTATAATAGCGATAATACCGATGTTGGTGATGATGGTGGCAATATCACTTATCATAGATTATGGCCGTGTGGTAGTCGTGGAGGTCCACAAGCAAGTAGTTTAGATGAATACATGATTGCTGTTTTATCATGGCACTATCCCGGCGAACATGGTAGTTTAGATTTCAATATTAGCGATAAAGGGTATGATAGTAGCAGTAGTGGTAGTTATACTGACAGTTCAACAAAAGGTCTTAGATTAGGTTGGGAGGGAGGTACAGGTGCTAGAAGTAGTACTGAAAGACGAAGTTACGGTTATAGAATAGCGTTAAGACAGGCTTTAAACAAACCTAGATGGGGAATTCATAGTCTTAGATACTTTTCAGAGATTGCATCTGGGTCATCTGCAAGTGGTAATGCAGTGTTAACAACTGATTATCACTCCGGTCCACTTGTACAAGAATTCAAGTATGGTGTAATGAATGATGCACCTACTTGGATTTACGGTGGTGGAGGTTCAGATACTTCTAATGTAGGTGCTTTAGGGCAAACCTATGTAGGTGTAATGGAGACTGCTACTAACTTTACAGGTATGTTAGGAATAGATAAACCTGAGAATCTTGTTCGTTATAGTGATGGTCGCAGAATGACAAGACCATACGGTGCTCCTGTGCGTACCATACGCAATCCTGCTGGTACTCGTAGGGATTGGTGGGGTGATGGCGAAGGAAAGGGCATAGAACGCCTTTCTAAAGCCTCTGAGTACTATCTGATAGATTGGTGGGCAAACGAGCGTGGAGAGGACGTTAGACGTGCTCCTGTGCGTGGATTTGGTATTAGACCAGCGTGGGATTGTGGTGATGCCTACGAATATGATAGAACTAACAACAGAAGTCCGTATGATAGAGTTTGGAATAATGGTAAACCTATCTTTAACATGAAGGGTATAGTTAACCTTAGTACTGGTGCGGTTAGTATTAGTTCAGGTTACACTATTCCAAGATTTGGCGGTACTGATAATGATGCTAATCTAAACGGTAATGACAATGATTTAGTTGATGTATTTGCACCTACACATGCCATGAGGATTGGTGATATGGGTAATGGTAGAGGGGTAAGGTATCCTACTCACTTCAATGAAGACATTCTTACAGCACTTTCAGCACCTGTAGAAAAGACTGGTATGGTACTAAGTACGCATACAGCAGAACCTCTATTCGGTAAAGGGTTGTTACGCCCCCGTAACGCTGTACTGCAAGCCGATGAACTACCTAGAGGAATCAGTGATACGCTAGATATTTCAGACGATGGATTGCTAAAACCGGAGGCTACAGTAAGCCCAAGGACAGAAAAAATTGTAGGAACATCTGTTCATGTGGATGCAATATCAAGAAGTAGCCCTAGAATCGGTGTAGATGGCGATATTTTAAGTGGTGTTGAAACAAATCACATTGTTATCAATACAGAGGCTCACAGTTTACATACAGACAGGAATATTGGTCAAAGAATCGTGCTTGAAGGGGCTTTACAGCCCGATATTGGTAATGGTAACACTTTATCCTTAACTGATTTAAATTTAACAACTATATCTTTTGCACGTCAAAGTCGTGGTGCTCCTATAAATTCTGCATTAAGATTCACTCATACGCAACCATTTAGACCGTATGGTGGTGTTTATATTATGGAAAGTAAAGTACATGCAGGATTGTTTGATGATACAGGATGGGGTAGAAATAATTTAGCAGGTGTAGAAAAAACTACTAACCCATATCAAAATAATACTTTAAAATTAAATACAAAACGTAATAACCAAAATGATAAAAGTGTTAAATTCATGTTAAAAAGTATAAAACTATTAGATAATAAACATATACAATTATTTAGATTAAATAATGATTTACATAATAGTTCTCCACAATATGCATTAAATTATTTATATTCTACAAGTGCTGGAAAATATGGTTTATTTAATTATGAAGTACCTACTACAAGTGCAAATACACCTTATGCAACTGGTATAGTACCAAATACTAATGGTCCATATCATCCGGTATTTTTGTTTGACAGTACAGGTTCTAATTTTGAAATACCCGATTGTTTTGGTCCTAAATTATTAGGTTCTAGTGTAAGTGGTTTCGATAATACTTCTTTAAGTGAAGTAGTAACAAGACTTGTTATTAGTGAAAATACTTTACAACACCATCGCTCAGATGCTGCTAGAAGGAGACAAGAATTAGATACTGATAATGCTGTGACTGGTTTAGATTTCACAGTAAAACCTAGATTTAGTCAGTCTTTACACCCTAAAGGACATAAAGGAGATGTAACATTTGGTACGAGTGACCACAGTGGAGATGGTGCTTAATGGGTTCAAAAAGTGGCCGTATAGAATCTACTAAGGGTAGATGGGAAGAAGAATGTGATACTCTAATGGCAGATGTGAGAAAGCCTGTTTTTGTTGATAATGCTGTACATTTTGCTAAAGTTGATGTTCACAGTTTAGATGGTAAACATAAGGTTACAATAGAATCTGAAAATAAAAATGAGTACAAACTTGCCACTGAAAAAGCCTATCAATACGTAGAATCTGGTGATTCTTTGTTAATAACGCATTTTGAAACACCCGGCCATTCCTTAAAAAGTGATATTTGGACACCGGAGGGTAGAAATGTTACAACTAAAATTGTATTTTCTTCTTTAAATCCTCAAAAAAGATTGACTACTAGTACACAGAGTAGTACTTCTAACGGTCTGTTATTAGAACTTCGCAATATGAGGAAAAGAACGTTAACAGATTTAGGGTTTAGCCCTACTCCTATTTATCATGATGCTTTCATTAGACAGGGAATAAGAGATGGGGTAATTGACCCTCTGACGTTAAATCCACCTTTATCTTTACATTTTGGTAGAACTGTAGATATAGGTTTTAGAACTACAGATTTAGTATTAAAAATGACATCTCAAATGGAAGATTCTGCTACATCTGTGGGTATTGGTGAAACTATGAATTTGACTAGTGCTGGTACAAATAGAAGAAAACACAGTAATGTATTTCTTGCTCATGATTTCAATTCTATGAATGCTATAACTGCTCTAAATTTAATTTCAAAATATGATAATAGGTCATTAAATATGAATAAATATGGTAATTTACAATATATTCCAACATCTCATCAAAAAGTACCTTCTTTGTTGTTAGAAGAGAAAAGACGTGGTACAGAAAATACAAATCCTCTAAACGATGAAGATAATAGAGTGACTATACAAGGTATTCCTTCTACTTTGAACGATGATGTAATAATTACTATGGAAGATGCTGAAAGTCAACAAAGTAAGTTTAATGTGAATGTTAGAGAACAAATTGCTCCTACAATTGATGTTACTGTAAAAACATCAGAAGCCGCTAGGAAAGTAGCAAGAAAAATATTACAGACAAATAAACTTGCAAAAGGTGCTATTGATAGTAGAGGTCATCCCGATGCTTGGAAATTCAGACCGGGTGATTTAGTTTCTTACAAAGGTGAAATTTTATCCATTATCGATGCAAAACACGATACGGGAAAAAATCTAAGTGATTTCAAGTTTGTTTATTCATCAAGTGGTTTAAGTGGCATATTGCAACTATTATCTGAAAATTCAGCGTTAAATGTAGCAACTCGCATGCCTGAAAAAACTACTCAAATAAGAGATTACAATTTTTCATTCTTTAATTTGTTAGAAGTAAATGTAATACCATCCATACTTGTGCGGTCAGTAGCAGAGGAGAAAATTTTGTTAGGCCAACACGCCGGAAGGAGAAGTATTGGAGGTGCTGCTACAATAAGTGGCAGTACTACCGTTTCTAGTATTGGATTAAATAAAGGAGTCTATATCAACATAGAAGGTGATTATTAATGCCCGTAAACGACCACTTGAAACGACTTATGGTAGAAACAATTGCCGATAATATAAATGAATTAACATTGGGTTTTGATGGTACACCTTCTACAAGTAGTGATGGTAGTGCAGGAAGACCTGCGTTAACCCTGTCTCCAACTGTTAAAGTGATAGATAATTCTACATTATTGGTAGAAGCAGATATCCCTACAACGTATGCTTTCGATGAAAGTTTGAAGGAAGTTTATATTCAAATGCGTACTAGTACTGGATTTACACCAGTATCAAGACATGTTTTTAGACCAATATTAAAAACAGACACAAATGAAATGAAAATACAATTACTAATCGAGGTGAAATAATATGGCAGACCCAATTTCTGGACACACAACAACATTGACTGATGGCGGATTCATACTATCCCCATCTTTAACTAATTTGATAGCAGCAACACATGGCAATGGGATATTGTCTTTGGAAGATACGGCTACTACAGCAAGCACTCGTAATACACCAGCGTCTTTACCCGGTGCTGTAACACATGATGGTAATTACACAATAACAATAAAAGGTGGTCATGCTGTAATAGATGGTCTGATTTGTGATTTTGCTGATGGTTACACCAACAACGCTCCAACAACGATGACCTTACAATTAACTGCCGCTAATACTAGTGGAAGTAATTCCGCTTTAGGTTCAGGAGAGCAATGTTTGTTTGTTGTATACGTCACATCTGATACTGGTAGTGGTAACACAAACAAGGGTATTAGAGTAGAAAAAGGTACTAACACTACGACTTTTCCTAGTACACCAAGTGCATTTTTGACAGACCCCGATAGTAGTTTAGATGTCAAACAATCTACTGTATTGGCTGTAGTAAGAGCGACATATCAAGCGTCTAATGGTGGAGATTTAAATGTCGATATACAAGAAGTGTTTGATGTTAGAACTTTTTTGAAACCATCTCCAATATACTTTACACCAATGGTGAAGAGTGCTGTTGGTGCAGCAATCAATGATACTACTAGAATAAACGAGTTTCAAGATTTAGATGCTATGCATGGTGCAGGTAATGAGAACGGACAGTTAGAGGACTCAACGTTAGGTGCTATGTGGATGAGTAAAGATGTACACGGTAACGATGCATTGTATTTTTCTGGAAAGTTAGGAGGTTCAAGAAGAACTTTTAAATTAGGTCCAGATAATTTATATCAAGCCTCAACTAGTTCTAATATCACATTTGAATATGACGATTACAATTATTTCCTAATTACTCCGGGTGCTGGTATAACGTTGAATCCTGATGTTTCAGATGCTGCGTTTCCTCCCGGTCATACTGTGATAGTCACCAATTTAGCGGCTAATACACATAGTATTGCTTTTGATAGTACAGGAATAAACACATCAATTGGTCCTCAATCTTGGGGTATTTTCAGTTATACTGGTAGTGCGTGGGTTAAGGTTTTAGATGCGAGTCTTTCTACATCTACGTCTGCTGGTAATGCTAATGAAGTTCAACTTGGTACTGCTTCAGCAGCCTTTGCTGCTTCTAGTTCTTTAACATTCAATGCATCTAGCAACCCTAAGTTATTGACTTTAGGGGGTAATGCTAGTATTAGTGGTTTAGTGTATAACCCAACAGGATTACAATTTACGAAAGTTAATGATAATCCCGGTAATGCATTTACATTATGGGTGGATGAAGATGATAGTGATAAATTAAAATTTGGTACTAGTGAAGTATCTGTAGGAGCAGGAACAACAACGTTTCTAGGTTTATCAGACACTCCTAGTAGTTTCACTAATGGGCATTTTTTGAAAACATCCGGTAGTGAAGTAACATCTGCTGCCCTTGCTAATTCTGATTTACCTACTGCTTTGACATCTGTAGTAAGTATAGGTAGAACTAACGATGTATTGACTGTAAGTAAAGATTTGACTGTAACAGGAAATTTTATTGTCAACGGTGAAACTACTACAATAAATAGTAATACACTTACTGTAGACGATAAATTTATTCAATTAGGTAATATAACAAGTGGTACTATAACAGGTACTTTTGACGGCACGACAACTGTAACTAATGTTTCTGACACTAGCCCTTTGGTTGCTGGAATGACCATAACTGGTGCAGGTAGTTATACGGGAATACCCGGAGGTACTACAATAGTAAGCGTAGATAATGCCTCTCAAATAACTATAAGTCAGTCTGCTTCCGCTGGAGCGGGTAAATTAGCAACTTATGGTGCTTCTAGCGATTTAACATCTGATGGTGGTGGTATAAAATTAGCAGGTACTTCAACAAATAAAGAAATAACTTGGAGTAACACTAACGATGCTTGGACATTTAATCAAAATATCTATCCTAGTACTGATAGTACTTACAATTTAGGTTCTTCAGCAATAAGATTTGCTAATGGGTATTTAGACGCTATCGATGTTACTAGTGTAGTTGCTGGCACTATTACAGGTTCGGGTGATTTGAATGTAAAGAAAAATAACGGAGATAGTGGTCTATTGTATGTTGATAAATCTGCTGATAAGGTTGGAATAAACACAGGTACAGACCCTGCAATTGATTTGGAAGTTGGTGGTGCTGGATTTTCCAGTGTGATAACTGGTGGTACTGGTGGGTTAAACGCAGATTCAAATGTAATTGATATAACACTTTTAGATTCTACAAAAACTGCTAAATTTAAGGCTTTGAGATTATTTATGGCAATTACTGGTACTGTAAGTGGTACAGCGGTAACAGAATTATCTACTGCACATGTGATTACTAATGGTAGTAGTGCTGGTGTAATAGGTACTCCTTATGGAGTCACTTTGAGTGCAGGTACTGCTGTTATTGGCACTTATGCAATTGGTTTCAATAGTGGTAGTCTATTGTTAAAACTCACAGCAAATAGTGGAGCACACAACAACCCAATAACAGCAAAAATTACAATTCAAGGTATGGACTTAAGTTGAGGTGATTAAATGACGGAAGTAGATTTTAAGGTCAAAAAGGGTTTTGTGTCCGAAAATGGGGATTTAACTCTACAGAATGGTAATATCGAATTAGCGAATGGTCATGCTGATATAGATAACATCAGGATTGATGGTAATACTATATCAAGTCAAGATACTAATGGTGCTATTGCTCTAATACCTAATGGTGACGGTTTAGTGAAAATTAATACTGGTAATTCAGAGTTTTATCTTCCAACAAGTGATTCTCCTACTGCCGGACATGTAATCACTTTTCCTAGTAGTGGTAAACAAACAATATGGTCAGCCCCTACTGCTGGTGGTGTAGCAGCAGATGATATTACAACTGGTGATGCAGCCATAAATATCGTAACAACGTCTGGGAATATTACATTAGACGCTCAAGCGACAGATGCTGATATTATCTTTAAAGTGGATGATGGTAATACTCCTGTCACTGCTTTGACATTAGATGGTTCTGATGCTGGTAGAGGTATTTTTGCAGGTAATGTTACTGTAACTGGTAATGAAGTTGCATTTGGTAATGGTGCAACTATTGTAAACACTAATGCTAATTTATTAACAATTACTGAAGCAACTACAGCCTTTAGTGCAGATGTCACTGTTGGTGGTGATTTACGAATAAACGGAAATGACATCAAGGCTTCTGACGGCACTACTGCAATTACTCTGAGTGGGGCAAACGTTGAACTTGCTGGAAATTTGACTGTAACGGGAACAACTACGACTAACAATGTAGAAACTGTAAGCACTAGCAATGGTGTGATATTTGAAGGAAATCAAGTAGATGGTCATGATATATTGTTAAAAGCAGGTTCAGTTAGTAATGGAGGTCAAACTATTACTTTACCTGATGAAACTGGTACTGTACTAACTAGTGCATCTACAGCATCTGCTCTTACATCTGTAGGTACATTAACTGCTTTAACAGTAGACAATATAAGTATTAATGGTTCTACAATCGGACACACTAGTGATACTGATTTAATTACACTTGCTAATGGATTATTAACAGTAGCAGGAGAGATATCAGTAACAACACTTGACATTGGTGGAACTAACGTCACAGCAACAGCAACAGAACTCAATGTTTTGGATAATGTGACGGCTGGAACTGTTACTGCAAGTTTAGGACTAGTTGTTGATAGCAATAAAGATATCGCTACATTAAATCAACTAGATTCAGCAACGCTCAAGGCAGGTGCTGGTGTTGCTGTAGCGACTGGTGGAGACCATATAATAATTGGAGATGACGATAAAACCAGTATTTATTCTAAAACTTCTGCATCTACTAGTTTTAGTGCAGGTACTGCAACAACCATATTCACATTAGCAAGTGGTACAAATAAAGGCGTTAAACTTTTAATTCATTTTAAACAAGTTAATAGTCCTTATAACGTTCACATGGAAGAAATGTTAGTTACATGGGGTGGTTCTAGTAGTGATACAAGTGCAGGGGCTGATGCAGATGTACATGTAGTGCAATACGGTCTAATCCGTACAGATGTATCGGGTGCAGGTTCGGGTACAATAACTGTGGCTCGTAGTAGTGCTAACATAAATGTTCAATGGACTTCAGCAGCGGCTGAAAATTGGGTTTATAAAATACATGCTGTCAAAATATGAGGTGGAAAAATGGTAACATATACACCTTTTAAGGCATTACACGGTGCAAAAATCGAAGATGATGGTAATGCTGAAATTAATGTAGAGAGATATAGCGGTGCTATTATCCGTATACAATCGCAAGCATCTGCTGGTAGAATTGAAACAACAAATTCACACGAATTGTGGTTAGGTGCAAATGCCACTGGTAGAATTGAAATTCAATCTGGTGGATTAGTAAGCATACCCGGTGCTTTGACAGTTAGTGGTACATTTAATGCAACACTTGCTACTGCTGCTCAAACTAACATTACATCTCTTGGTTCTTTATCATCATTAGATGTTAATGGTGATGCTACTGTATCAGGTAATCTATCATTAGATGGTTCTAATAAAGAATTAAGATTTTATGAAGGTTCTAATTATGTAGGGTTTGAAGCACCTGCTTTATCTGCTGACCAAATATGGGTATTACCTGCTGCTGACGGTAGTGCCAATCAAGCCTTAACTACGGATGGTAGCGGTAATTTCCAATGGACAAGTGCAGGTAGTATTGCAGGAGCAGGTAGCAATTTATCTCTTGCCAACGGTACTAACAATCGGATTGTAACTGCGGTAGATGGTAGTAATCTAAACGGTGAAGCAAATTTAACTTTTGATGGTTCTACATTGACCGTTGCAGGTAATATGTTAGTTAACAATAATGGCTCAATAAAGGCAAACGGAAGTGGGTCTTTACTACTTGGAAATACAAATAGTGGTGTTATTAAAGTTCATGGAGATACAGGTTCATCTATTGTAGAAGGTTATGGTAATCACCTAATTCTACAAACAGTGCGTGATAGTGATGATATTATATTTAATGTAAATGCAGGTGGCACAGATAGCGATTCTACTGTTGTTGAAGCGATGAGAATACATGGGCCGGATGCTAATATTGGAATAGGCACTACAAGTCCTTCAACAGAACTCCATGTATCGGGTGCTGACCATCCTTCAATAAGAGTCACTGGAACTGACAATGATGGTGCTGACCCTGCAATTGAGTTATTGGGAACTGCTGATTCTTTTGTAGAAGGAGGACAACTTTGGTATGATAATGGTACAGGAGTTCTTCACCTTGCATCACTTTACAACAATGATGCCGCAGACATACAATTCCATACCAAGACTGCCGCAGACAGAAGCACATCAAATGTAAGAATGACAATAGCGGGTGATGGTAAAGTCGGAATAAACACGACAAATCCACAACAGACATTAGATATTGACGGAAACTTTTTCTTAGGAAAGAGTGGTGAAAGCACTGCTCTTACAGGCTCTCCACAAATTTTCGTGCAAGGAGATACCGCAGTTGCCACGTTTACGGCAGACAACACATCATCAGGCGACCAAATTGCAGGTATTAGGGTATTTGGAGACAGTTATCGCTCTATCGGCATGGTGATAGGTGACTATAATAACAGCGATGGTTCAGTCACAGAAGATTGGATATTCGGCAGACAATACGCATCAGGGAGCAAGGCGGGTATATTTGCCGCTCCTGAGAATGGTGGTGATGAGTACATCACTGTCAACTCAGATTCCCAAAAAGCAGTAAAGATTGCAGGTGACAATGACGACATAGACTTCATTATACACGGCTCTAGCGGAGAGTATTTCCGAGCAGAAGCATCAACAGGAAGAGTTGGAATAGGCACTACGAGTCCTTCTGCACCACTTCATATATACACTACTTCAACAAGTGAACCTTCGTTACTTATAGAAAACGATGAAGCACAAGCCCCTGCTGATGCCATAATTAGACTACAATCTTCCGGTGGTTCTAATACTTGGATTGATTTTATTCAGAATACATATGGTCAATTAGATATAACAGGTGGAGGTAGCACTAGAAGACAGATACTAACTGTTGATGACCCTGATACTGCTGATGCTTGCACAATTAGTTTCAACAAAGAACACTTTGATTGGAATACACAAATATTCGGAGATTCTTCTACCCCTGCTATATTTGTTGAAGGTGGAAATTCAAATGTCGGAATAGGAACTACAAGTCC